CAGTCTGAGGGGCATGATAGTAATCTTCAAGCTGGTGCTTGTCATTCACGATAACCGTTTTGCTCTTATCGTGCGGATTGATAACGACAAGCAGCCAATCATGCTTGAATACCTCGAAATCGTAGAAGTTGAACATGATCGGCTGCTCATCGCCTTTCTTCGAATATTAATTCTCGTAAGTCTCTACTACCTCGATGCGCGAGAAATCGCCATCCTGTTTTTTATGCACCTTGAAGCTCAGGCTTTCGCTTTCCTCTGCGATATCGAGCAGCAGATCGTTGAAGTGCAAGAAATTGCCATCAAAATCAATATCGTGTTCTTCAAGCACATCGAGCGAACGCAAGAAAGAAAGCACGTTATGGATGCAGAAGCCGCTCTTGCTAGGATCGTTAGCAGCCATCACGCCATTGTAGAAAAGGCACTGCTTCTTAAATTCGCCTTCAACGATCCTGAACATGCCCTTAACCATCGGCTTGCCGTTCTTGCTCTCGCCAAGCTCCAACTTCTCCAACTTGCAGACATAATCGCCATCTGCAACCTCACGAAAAGCATTTGCAGCAGCTTCTTTCGTTTCCTTAACTGCCGCATCGCCGCCGAATTCGGCATTCCACTTATCGAAATCAATTGCCATTTCCATACGTCCTTTCAAAATCTAGATGCCTATATAACCGTTCGCTTTTTAGTCGAACGGAATCTCACCATCGTAAACATCGGCGGTATCGGCTACCACCTGCGCTGCATCGGTGAATACATCGCCGCTATCTGCTGCCCTGCGCTTTCTTCTGCGCTTAGGCTGCTCGGTTGGCTGCTCATCGCCGCTTGCTGCTCCTGTAGCAACTGCTTCTGCCTTTTCTTCTTCAGCAGGTGCTTCTTGGTGCTTTTCTTCTTCGTTCTTACCATGCTCTTTGCGCTTTCTACGCTTACGCCCATCGGCATCGGGCTTCTGAACATCGGGCTTAGCCGCTTCATCATCCATTTTAGCCGCTTGCTCATCGCTAACATAGCTGCCGATGTGGTAGAAGTTTCGAAGCTTGGTATCGACATATTTAAGATCATTCTCGATGGCGAATGACGTGAACAGCCCCATGCTGCTCTTGGTGGTATCGAAACCGTTGTTTTGCGTATAGAAGATATACTGCCCATCTACCACGCCAGTTTTCAGAACGTTGGTGAACAGCCCTTCGATGGTGATCTTCTCATCGAGCATCTTGCCCATCGTCTTTATCTTCTCACGCCCGTTCTCATCGCGCTGAACGTGCGAAAGGAAATAAACGATCATATCATCGGGCAGCTCATCGGCAGCTTGCAGGATGGTGAAGAAATCGCCTTGGATATCGTTCCATTTGTCCCATCCGTTTTCCTTGATGCGCCGCATGTATTGGAAACTCATGATGTACTGCGCATCATCGATAACAAGCACCTTCTTGCCAGCCGATGCCGCTGCTTCCATGTAGCAAAGCACGTCCTGTGTCATTTTCTCGAAAGTTGGCTTCACAACCTCGAAATCGTTCTTGAAAGGCAGGCGCTTGCCAGCGCATGAGATAACATAAATCTCATCTGCGCTGAAGTTTCTCAGGCTGGTGCTCTTGCCCGTGCCGCTATCGCCCAAAATCAAAACCTTCTCTGCCATCTTGCCTACCTCTTTTCTTGAAAAATTTTCATTTCCTGCACTTTATCGAGCGAAGCAAGCAAACGCTCGATGGTTGCCGCCAACGTGTCGCATTCATCAACCGTTCTTGCCATCTTATTGAAGTTACGCATCAGATAAGTGATCTCATCTTGCAGAAGTTTCTCTATCTTGTCCATGTTTCCCCTTAGCGAATCCGTAGGCTTTCGCCTTGCTCCAAATGCGCACCGCGCACATCCTTGCCAGCTTTCAGCGCATCCTTGATGAATTCCTTATTCGGTGAGAACGTAACCGTTTGCGTGATGTAAGCATCATCAAGCTCTGCTTCATCATCGATAACCACCTTGGCAGGATTCTTCTGAATGTTGAAGCTGAAAAGCTGAGTTTTGAATTTCGGCTTATCTGCTTGGATCATCGCATATTGCAGATTGTCCTTCAGGCGCTTGATGCCGTTCTCGATTGTGCGCCGCCTATCGGCAAGCCGCTTTTCCTCAACCTTGATGGCATCCACAGTGGCATTCATGTTGGCTATCACCTTGGCATACCCATCAGCTTTATCCTCGAAAACGGCATCGATGCTTTCCCACGTATCGAGAAGAATATCATCATCGTATTCGCCAGCATCGATCATTTCCTCTAGCTGCAACAGCTGCCCTGTGAGATCGTAAAGGCTGCTCATTTCCAAATTACCTCGCTTTCCCTAGTGAAGCTATCCTGCTTCAAACCAACGATGAACTGCTTGAAATCATCGAATGCGCTTGGATACAGCACCATTGCGAAACCGCCTGATTCCCTGATTCTCCTGATGTTCCAAAGCTGAAGCTCTGTAGGTTGCCCATCAGGTGCTTTAAGCTCCACGCCTACGAAATAACCGTTGCAGCTTACCAGCAGATCGGGAACACCTTCACGCTGAATGCCGTTGCTCCACGTTTTCAGCACCCAACAGCCCTGATCACGTAGGAATTTCTTCACCTGCGTTTCGAACATCTTCTCTCGCATGATCACACCCCCTTTTGAAAAAGCTTCTCTGTGTAGTCTTTCCTCACCTGCAAGGCAGCAAGAATTTTTTCCTCAATGCTGTTCCTGCAAAGCAGAAGATAGTAGAAGCAAGCACGTTCCTGCCCTATCCTGTGGATGCGCTTCTTGGATTGCTCGAAAAGCTCTGAGCTTAAAGGCAGCGTGAAATAGATAACCTTGTTGGCAAGCTGAAGATTCAAGCCCATAGCACCAGCCTGATACTGAACGAATGTGATGCTATCGGCATATTTCCTGTAAGCCGCCAAATCCTTAACTTCACCGTTCACGATGCTATAGGAAAAATCGCGCTTTGCCGATTTTCCAAGAACTTCTTGCATCGCTGCCAGCTCGTTGTTGAAATTGTAGAAAACGATCAGCCTATCTTCGGTGCTGTTGACTAGATCGGCAAAGGCTTGAAGCTTCTCGGCATTGTGCTGACCGCACAATTGCCGTTCGTAAAGCATCTTCACAAGCGTGGTATCGCCGACAAGCTCAGCGCTGCCGATCTCCACGATGCCGCTTTTCCTGAAGCGCCTGTATGCTGCCGTAGGCTCAACTTTAACCTTAACGATGTTCTGCTCAGGCATATCGAAAACCTCGGCGCTGGTGAGGAATCGGCAACCGTGCTCAGCCATCTTTCTTTTCAGCCTTGGCACGTTCTTATAGCCCATCACGATTGGAATGCCGCGCCCAACGCCATCGAGATATTTCACGTTGACATATTGCCGCCAATACATATCGCGCGATATCTCCCACCCAAGCAGCTTCATTTGGCTCCAAAGCCTTTCATATTTGCCGCCAACAGGTGTGCCGCTCAGCAGAATCACGTTCTTTGGCTTCATGCTCAGGATGAACTTAGAACGCTCGGCACGCTCATTCTGCACCATGCTGCTCTCATCCAGTATCAGCGTGAAATCTTGCAGCTGCAAAAGCTCTTTGCGCCGCCACGCCAATTCATAGTTGATAACGCCAACGGTTTTAGATGCCGAATCTTCAGCATGAGTTGCCCACATCATGAACGAATCGAATTCTAATTTGTCCGTCATATCCCAAGCCACCATGCTCAGATAATGTTCTGTGATGTGATCCACCCAATCTTGCACCTTGGATTTTTGGCAGATGATGAGATTCACCTTGGCACCCAATCGCGCCATCTTCTCAGCGCCTGTGAACGTCTTACCAAGCCCCATATCGTGAAAATAGGCAACATGGCTCATGCCCTCGGTTGCTTCAAGCTCTGCTTTCTGATGCTCATAAAGTGATACCATCATCACGCCTTTCATGCTGTTTGGCTTCAGTCTACCACAACCACCACAACAATATACCCACAAGAAAAAATAAATCGCATACGAAAAAGCACCAGCCTTTTGCTGGTGCTCATCCGTACTTGTATCAATGCAGCGTGGTAGGTGTTATTCAGCTTTGCACATCCCTAGTATGCTCAGATTCCTTATCCGCCATACGTAGCAACTCAACTCTCGTTTCCTTTATCTCGCTCATGATATCTTCTTTCGTTGTCCGAAGATCGAGCTTCATATCTGCAACAGTGCTTTCCTGCGATTTGGTGGTTAATGCGCTAACCACGATGAAATTGAGCGCTGCCTGTGCTATCTCAGCCCACACATTCAAATTCTCAGCTCCTATTGTTCATTTAGAACATGATTTCAAATCTTCAATAAGATTTCGTTTTCAATATATTAGAAACAAGCTGCTTTGCTTCTAACGAAACGCCTTTTTACATATTCAATAAGGCAATTCGAGCAGCAGGCATTTCACAGCGCGATAATCGCCCTCACGTGCGAAACGTCTGAGCTTGACCGCTTTCCTGTTATATTCAAGCCCTGCATCGTAATCGGCTAAGCTGCTGCTGATGCTAGGTATCTGATCGAGCCAGCCCTGATTTTCGAACCAGTTGCCGCCTG